CCCCCCAGCCACGCCCCTCCTAGAAGGGGCGTGCTTTCACGAGTTTAATGCTGACGACTCGTGGGCGCCCGCTACGCTTGAGGTGCTCATCGTCGACGTTCGGCTCGCCGATTGATTCGATAAGACACTTCATGAGAGCGTGTTCCTCGTCGATCCCATTGTAAGGGGTCTTAGAGTGATCAACGTAGCCGCGAACAAACGGCGACTGCGTTGAAGAATCCCACCCGTGAATCTCATACGGGATGGAATTATCTACACGTCCTAACACCGGAGAGCTGGCGGTAACTATAGGATAGAACCCCTTTAGGAGCCGATCCAAATCACCATCCAGCATCGCGGCAGTCTTCCACATACCAGCCATGTAAAGCTGGTTACGGGTAGAGACTGTCGAGATAATTTCCGGAGCGTCGCGCTGTGAGGCAGGGAGAGCTGTCCTGAATTTGACGATGGAAACATCTCGTCCATTCCAGAACTCCTTACCACAAGACTCTCTGAACTTACCAGTCCAGAAAGACTTGCCACGATTGACTTTGAACCCTAGGGTCTCAAGTCCATCGGCCACAGTTTCAGCCGTGTCATTGGGGACAAGTATGTCATCCCCATACACACGCACCATGTCCCTGAGAGCTTTAATGCTCCGACGGGATATCGGTTTGTCCTGTGCCCTGAGCACCCGCTCTAGCACAACCGCGCAAAACACGATTGCTTCGATAGGGAAAGTGAGGGCAGAGCCCATTGATGCGAACTTCTGGAGGTCAATGACCTGCCCAGAAGGCAACATAGCTCGCGTAGACCTGCAGGCTTGAATCCCCTCAAGAAAATGGGGGAAGTCTGCAAAAAGATCTTCGACAAGCCAGTTAGCGATCCGGTCGCTAGCCTCGCTCAAATCGAGCGTGGCCAAGCTTCCATCTTCGGAGCCGATACACGCCATGTTGTTGTTAGGCGTTTGGTCGGTAAATCCGACGAACCAACTGGAGAGGTTCACCTGCCTATTAAGCAGGGGAACTTCCAGAAGGGGTACCAAGGTTCGGGTTATTGCCTGCTGCACGTATTGCATGCAGGTAGGCTCGACCGCGATTAACCTTGGGGATCGCTGCGTCTTCGGTACGAGCTTCACCTTCACAGGTGGCTCGTCCAAGGGAGCCAGGTGCTTCACCTCGGCATAACGCCAGGTATAACCGTAATTAGGAATGCCGTAAACCCCATAGGGGAATTGGTACTCCAGACGGTCGTGCCAGGTCGGTAGCGTCCACTTTTGATTGCCTTTTAGGCCATCAGCGGTCGCGCCGGGGCCGTGCCCTGGTGTAAGCTTCTCGTCGTAGATCGCGAGATCTGTCGCCGATAATGCATCACCAAACACGATGGAAATGACCTTCCGCACTCGGTCGAGTCTCTTCCCCTCAAAGAGGATGGAGGCCCGGCTGTCGTTTAGCGGGTCACATAGCATCTGGTCGGTCTTGACGTAGTCAGCAAGTGCTGCGTCTTGTCGGGGGACGGTGCATTGCACCTTCTCCTTCGAGAACATCAGCGTAAGCTGCCTCACGGCAGCTATCGCATCGGCCATTCGTTCCACACCCTCCTCGCCCGCTGGGAAGCGGATTCGGGGAGCAAGGTCGAGTTGGTCGACCTCCATTTGGAGGTTGCTGACTCCTACCGATAATTCATCGGTAAACACGAGATCCAGGAATCCCCCTAGAAATTCTGGGAGACCTCTGGTAGCCCGCTTTTGGGCGGAAGCGTCATGAGGCGTTAAAACAACTTTGCCTCTACGACGCGACCATCCAGCGAAGCTACCAGTCGGGATTGACTCGCTAGCGAGGGCTCTTTCGAGCTCTTTGCCAAACGAGGGTAGGGTGAGAGTCAAAAACTCATCACCTTCTCGTGATAACCGGCGCGCGAAAGTTTGCGCGTCGCGCGCGGTGCTGACTGAGCAGTGTTCCCCCAGTTCTTCGAGGGCGCACAGCCAGATATCACTTCGGCTTTTCATCCATTCCTCCAATGAGGTAATCGGAATCCTACCCAAGCCAAACAGATCAGCTCGTTACGACTCGCCGTTGACAACCTTGGATAGGTTGCCGGCGGTGTTCGCCCACGCGGTGGAGACCTTGATATTGGCCTCTACCTCTGCCGGCGTGAACCCAATGGGTGGCACGTCTGCAGTCGTGATGACGGACATTGAATAGTCGCGGTTGATCCCCGAAACAAGGGGGTCGGGCGCGGTCTTCGTGAAGTCGAAACGGAACGTACGCCGATTCCGCGATTTACCCAGCAAGTGCTGGATGCGGACTCGGATACCTGCGGTCGTGTTCTCGTAAAGAGACGTACGATCGCCGGTCGAGACGCGGGGGACAGCAACGCTGGCCCCCCCGACGGTGACGTTCTGCGGATCTGAAAACATGGGATGTGACTCTCTGGTTATACTGAGCGCTTCTTGCGCACAGTTGATGGAGACGGCTGTTCGGCCGCCTTGTTTACCTCCGGTTAATACCGAGGGCAGCCAGAATTGACAGTTGTCGAGAGCTCAATGAGCCCTCTGTTACGCCAAAACCGAAAGGATTCGCTCGTTCACGCTGTTGGGTCGTACGTTCTACGGACCCTCGAACGTCACGCATGACGGTGCTACCGGCTTCATTTTTCACCGGACCCCGCCAGCGGTACACGTGCTTGGTTTTCACCTCGCGCATAATGTACCCATATGGCATAACTAGCCCGTCTTTGGTAAACGCCTCAATGTTCTTGAGGACGTCACCTGTGTTGGCGAAGTAGTCAGCGACGAACGACATTGGGATTACGTTCCAAGCAGTCTCAACTCCAGGGCGTACGCCATAGAGCTTCTCCCAGTGGGAGAGGGTCTTACGCCACCCGTATTTGGGTAGGTAGTACGTAAACGCACCTGAGAACCAGGTGCGAGTGGAGACTGTCTTGAAAGTGCTTAGAGTTCCCTCCCCAGCTTGGTAGACATTTAAGTCTTGTCCAAGCATAGCGGGGCGCACGCCCGTGGTGTCGGTAGACTCCACGGTCATGTCCTCGGGGAATTCATAGCGGCGTCGGATGAGCTTGCCAGAGTCACGTTCGTATTGACGGAGTATTTTCTCGGCCTTTTGGGCCGTACTCCACGTGTCTTTGACGTCTGATACAACCGGTAGAATCCCCAATTGGAGATTCAGGTACTCACCGGAAACAGTACCGGACTTGCCAGGAAGTGAAAAGAATTTCTTGGCAGAAACTAGCTCAGCGACGGACGTGGATAAATCCACGACAGGATTAGTCGGAACAACCCTCGAAACAGCTGTCGCGCCCGCGGAGTTCATTACGAATAATGAAGCCCGAGTAGGCGTGTTAAGCTCGATGAAGGCAGATTTCTCCGACGGACTCTTGTCGTACCTTTGATCAGCGCCGGTCAACAGACCGGCGATGTGGTTACTAGGTACGAGCAAGCTGAAAGTTTCATACAGCTTGCGAGTGCGGCCAGTATTATAGGCTACACTCCATTGAGGCTCAATATCCTCCAGGGCGATCGAGATTTTGTTATTCTCAAACCGCCCTCCGTAATCCTGAAACAACTTCCCCTCCTCCTGAGCCAAAGTGTTCGGCTTGGAGAGGAGGAAGTTATTGAATGTAACCAGTCTCTGTTGAGT